GGTTTATGATATTCATCGTTCTCGGATCTTCTTTAGTCATAGTATAATTCCACGGCAGTTGTTATGGGGCACAACTGCCAAAGCCCTTTTGAAAGGAGGTCAACCTCCTGATTCTTTACCGACTAACTTGCATATTAAACAAGCCATAACCTACGGCCAGCCCGGTTTGATTGATAGTAAACCCGGCATGTTGCATATCGACGTCAGCTTCGGCACCGCGACCATCAGTTGCAGGACAAATATTTCCTGTCCAATCCCAAACTAATCTGCGCTCGCCAGCAACACTTGCTGCACCTGTAGTTCCATAAGGATTGCCCCAAGAAATGCCCCATGTCTGAACCCACTGAAAATAATTCGCAACCGTACAGGGGCAGCATGGTATCCCGGCTACAGACAAATAGTTCGCACCATCAGTCCATCCCAAATCGTAATAGGGATTTCTGAAAACTTCAACGCCGTGAGCAAGTGCAATAGCTATCGAAAACGGGACATCAACCGTGATCGTGGTAGTATTGCCTGCCGCAGCAGCAGTATTGGAAACAATCTTTCTGAACTGGTGATTCGCGGCAGCATGTGTGTGAATAATAATATATCCACCCTCAAGCTCATTTACTGCGACGCCATTAGCTGATACGATAGTAATAGTTGAATCGCCAACACTTTGAGTTTGCGAGGGAGCAACATAGTCAATACCAGCAGCAAGCGTTTCAAGGAATTTTATGCCTTGACGAATGTTGCCATGTACCACTGAAACTCTCGAATACTTATGAACACGACCGTCAACATCCACTCTGCGGGTACCGAGGACACAATTCTGCGTTACCTGCTCTACGTTTAGCCCCTGAACAGCACTTTGTCCGGTCAACAGGCCGCCGTAAATCATGTCGTTAGTGATTCCGTGCGCCATGGCCTCCTGAAGAGGCCGACCAAGCACTTGGCCGATGTCACGGTCAAGTGTAGCTAAATTTTGTCTACTCATTTTACTAACTCCTAAATTATGTATTTAATATTAGTTTTTGTCGTCTGCCTGCAGCGTCGCGACCAAGACTGATTTTGAGATCCCGACAAAGCGAATGTTACGTTCCTTGGCGATATCCTGAAGATCGCCGTAGCTCAATATTTCGTAGTTGATTTGATTATCGTTACTATCTACTTTTTCTTCGCTGTCCATTTTCTTCAATGCTACAATCAAATCATCTCTGCGAAGACCGGAAGTAGGAATGCCGCGTAATTTCGCCATTCCCAGAAGATCGCGCTTTGTTAATGCTTCATAGCTTTTCTTCTGTTCATCTTCTTCAGGTTTTTCATCGTCTTGATCTGGAGGCGGAGGCGGTCCTGGAGGTGCCGAGGGAACAAAAGGCGGGGCCACATCTTCGCCGCGATCTGCTACGTGAATTTCAGGATAGGTAGCAAATAGTTTTGCCAACTCGGGGTCGCTTGTGCCACGCACTCTATCTCTTTCGATAAAGATGTACGAACCCCTGCCGTCCGGCAAGTTTCTCGAAGGACCGTAATTACGTATTACAAATCGTTCCACAATAAGCTCCTTTCAAGTTTAAGCCGTGATTAGTTTCTCCGTCAGGACACAGGCATTGACATTTTCGATGGCATTATCGGCCCTCATACTGTAGTACCAATAAGTGGCTTCGTCCGCGGCCACCCTTTGTGCTTCGATCTTCATGCTGCGCTGAATGCCGATAATTAAATTGCCTTTGGTAGTGAGCAGGCAATCGCCATAAACACCACCGTCAAGGACAGCCTGTGTGGCCGAAGACATTGACATTGACATATTGGGACACGATACAATAGGCACCGTGCCATACTGAATGGGGGAAGAACCGAGAATGGCCTTGTCGCCGAGAATCGTAGACCTTGCCGATAAAGCGTTGGTATAATCCTGGGTTATCTGGTCCGAATTGAAGAACCGCAAATTCGCCATGCCTACCTTTTTGTATTTGGAAGGCAGACGTTTAAGCATCATGCTGTATTTGAATTCCCAGTTATAAGGTGCGGCGGCATTCTGCTGACCTATCATACCAGCCAAAGCAAAATCATAAGCGTGACATCTCCAGGTGACAGAACCGTCAACAACCGTTCCACCAAGTGCAGTAGGCCACGTAGGCTCAGCTGCTGCCGTACCGGCTACAGAGCAGACATAAACAAAACCATTTGCAACAGTGGGATGGCAGATCGTACCCTGAGCCACTGCAACGGCCCCCGGATAAGCTGCTTCCGCTAAAGCGGTCATAAGAGTTGACCGCCCGGAAACATCGTTGTAATGGGTGCTCAGATAGCCGCTGGAAGCCTGGCTGCATACGATTCGATATCGCCAGCCGTCGAACAAGCTTCGAGAATCAGTAGCGGCGAATCCGCCTATACTCGCCGTATCGCCTATCCAGAATATCTCGTCAAGCTCATTGGCGATTTTGCTCGCAACCATTCGCATTATGTGGTCCGCAAAAGCATTGCCCTCGATGTTGTCCTCCAGGTCATCATCGTATATGACCACACAGCCGCGCATTTTCTTACTGGTTAGAGGTATCTTTTGGTCGGACAAAGTTTTCAGGTAATTACTGGATGTAAACGTCGAACCGGGATACAGGAACCGATTGTTACCCAATCCCAACGCCCGGATATTCTTGGTTTCTTTTTGCATCCTAATTATACGGGCGCTGTTCTTTAAGACCGATTCATCGACAATATAATCAATGAACCTGTCCGCCTCTTCCGCCTCAAGATTGATGGCGGGCAGACTGATCATTTTCGTAAATGACATTTTGTTGGCAGGCATCAATAAACGTTTATTCGTAAACATTATTTATACTCCTTAACATACTTATTTTTTGAACTTCATTTATTGCGAATTCAGTTACGGATCATTATTCGTCGTCAGCATTACCGACTAAGCTTGTCCATTGGAAATCATCGTCGCCGGCCGATTTGGTTTTCCTGGTCTTTTCGCTGTCAGATTCACTCAGACCTTTCTTTTTGCTGGCGGGCTTGTTCTCGACAACTTTGAGTCGCTCGGTAAGTTGCTCAAGTGCCTTGCTAATCTCTGATAATTGTTCCGAGGTCTCTTTCTTTTCGAGCTTGTCTGTTATCTCCGCGATTGATTCGGACAGTGCCTTGATTGTTTTCTCTTTTTCATCAGAGGTGTTATCATCACTCTTCTTGGTACTGTCATTATCTCCCGCTTCTTTTGGCAACAGGGCCTCGGCCGCCGCGATAATCGCCTTCAGCTTTGATATGGTGTCCTTGGAAAGCTTGGCGCCTGCTTTTTCCAGGTCTTCCTGATTTTCTTCCTGCTTGTCACCAAGGCTCCAAATCGTCGCCTTCGCAAGTATGTCAATCGCTTTATCCAGGTCCTCTGGGAAATCCGCTTTGTACTCGCCGATGGTTTTCAATACTTTTTCCATGTCCCCGGCTCCGACGGTAAATCTTTTCTCGAATGATTTATCTTCTTCGCCGAAATACATCTTCAATAGTTCTTTGATTTGATCATCCATTAGATGGTCTCCTTTTAACTTCGTTACTGAGCCTTCCATAAGAGTTCCACATTTCGGGCACTTGATTTTCGCGCAAGGAACAGACTTGCCTTCGCCGATTTTTGAATGCAATTTGCTATATCCACAATCCGGGCATACGCAATATTTAGCACCGCCATCAGCCTGAGCAGCCCCGCCATTGCCGCGGCCCTCGCCTCGTGCTTTGAAAAAAAGGAACTTTCTCTTATTGGCCGCTTTGTCTACGATTGAAACTTCGTTTAACTTTATATTCTTCAGTTCTTTTGCCATTTCCTGATGGCTCCTTTCACCGGGCAATAAAAAAACGGCAAGTAAGTGAGTAGGCACCTACTTGCCGTTTGATTATTCTTTTTCGTTGTCAGCACGACTGGCCGGCCGTACTGACAAAACCCGGTATTCTGTTTTACTTCTTAGCTTTTAGCTAAATGCTAAACTCCTTAATTAACCGCCTGCGCATATCCAGCCATACTATACCCGGTCAGTTTTCCGTC